CCAGCATAGTCTGGGCTTGAATAGTATTTATATCCAGCTCTGTAAGGCTTAACGTACATTATTTCTATGTTTTCTTTACTAGAACCAAAAGATGGTATTCTTACAGTACTATCTACGTTTTTAACTTTAGACCAATTATCAGAATAGTAGTAAGCTTCTATCTCACCTTTTTCGTTGCATTTTTCAGCTCTTAGATTTTCAACTGGTATATGCTCAACTCTTGCAACTGTCTTTCTATCTTTAGAATATATAACTTGAATTGAACATTGTCCCATAAGCTTTAAGTCATAACACAACTTTCTTACGCAATCTTTATGAAACAAAGAAATCATTTTAGCGTACTGATCAGGCTTCTTACTTGAATCTAAAGCGTCTAGCCCTCTTCCGTAAATCATCTCACTAACTCCGTTAATAATAGCGTTATTTGTTGGGCTACCATTATATCGGTCTATAAGATATTTAAAGTAATTGTTATCAGCACCATAAGAAACCCATTCCTTATTGCCAGTCTCAACTATATCTGGCGTTGTGTAAGTGCTTAAATTTACTATTCTTAAATCGTTCATATTATATTATTATAAAATCATTATCAAAACTATCTTCACTAACAAACTTATCTTTATTTATTGTATAATAATCATTGTTAGATTGATTAATAGTTTGATTTGTACAAAAAACTTTATCCTTGTATATGATATCGGTACCATTTAAAACCTCTAAAGTAAAAAAATCATTTTCTACAAGTGTTCCAAAAATTGCTTCAAAAGATAAATAGTTTCCATCTATAGTAGATGTGGCGTTAACAGAAACAACAGTATTCGTACTTTCACTTCTTAACTTTAGATTTAAAGAGCCAACAATAAATTGTCTAGGTATAACTTTAAAAGTCTTAGTTCCGTTTGTTTGTATTAACTTCATATTAATATATAAAGAAAATTAAAATATTTTGTATAGTATAGACATAAAAAAAGGGCCATCTGTTAAGATAACCCTCTTTAAACAATTAAATCAATACTTATGCAGTAGGATCTATTTGTACAGCAGAAGCATCAGCAGTAATTACAGAAGGTGTTGCAAAGTAAGGAGGTGCAGTTTCTTGAGCATTTACTGTTAAAGTATATCCCGTTAAATCTCCCATTGCAGCTCCAGTTGTAATAGTACCACCATTTACATCTCCTCCATTCTCAAGACCAACTACGAAATAGTTTCCGTTGTAATCTTCTACGCAAACGTGAGGTCTAGCGTGAGCAATTAATTTTAATTCTTCTTGTGTTGCTTTGTCTTGTAAAGTCAAAGTCATATTCAATGTAGTATCGTAGAACGTAGTTCCATTTTCTCTACTTGAAGTAATAGCAGTTTCCATTGATGAGTTACCTTTTACATCAAATTGAAACCAATCAGGAGAGCCAGAAAAAGCTGTAATCTCTCCAGAAGCGATGGTAGCATCTCCTAAAGTACCAAAGTCAGCGAAATAAATGGTTTTTATACCACCTACTGCACTTTTGCAAGGCACTTTTCTACCAGTTGTTAATGAACAAGCCATAAGTTATAGTTTTTTTAAATAAAAAAGGGTAGGCAGAACCCACCCCTTTCTAATGATTATTAATTATTATTAAGCGTAAAGTACAATATCAGATACCTGAGCATATTGAACGCCTGCGGTAAATCTCATAATTACTCGAATATTTTGAGAACCATCAGTATCTCCCATATCGATCACACGCACCTCATTTTGGTCTGACAATAAGCCAGTTCCAAAGAATAAGTTAGATTTTTCAGCAGCAATCATTGTGTTGTCACTCATTCCTTTTGATACTACAATTTGAACACCATCAAAGAATAAGTTTCCTAATACTTGGTTAGTTCCTTTGCTATCATATCCAGCGTTATCTCCAGCAGCAGCAAATCCTCCTAAAGCTCTTGTATAAGCACGAGCAACATTAGAAGAAACATAAAGACGTAAATCTTCTTTTCCGTAAACAGCAGTAGGAATTGCATCAACTACTTTTCCCATTTCAGCAATTACGTTAGATGGTAATATACCACCACCTACAGCAGCGATTTCTTGTCCAGCTGGTAAATCTCCATCAGCAGCAAGTAATACAGCTAATCCGTCGAATTGTCCAGATGTAGCGTTAACTCCAGACCAAATATTTTTTTCCATTCTGTCAGCTACTTTAGCAGATACGTGAGCTAAAACAAAATCAGAGAAAGAAGCAGGAGCATCAGCGAATGCAGAGAATCCCATTTCTAAAGCTTGCCAAGATTGGTGTAGCTCTTTCTTACAGATTTCAAGATTTACTTGAAACTCTTCAGCTAAAAGAACTTTTTCAGTTAAAGTTAAAGTTCCTTGATCTATTTTAAATTCACACGTTGCATCTCTAACAATATTGTCAGTTGATGCTTTTTGTAGAACTGATTTGTATCTTACGTTAGGTAAGATTGTAATTTCATTGTTTGCTAGAGTATCTCCAGAAAGTAACGCAGCAGCGATGTATTTTCCAGCAAATTCTCCAGCATAGGTACTGTTTGTAATTACTAAACTCATTTTATTTAATTTTTAGTTGTTATTATTTATTTAAACTTGATATTACTCTATCCATTGTATTAGGCTTTCTATTTGCGCCTATTTTAAATTTAGATAGTGTTTTAAAAGACTCTGGGTTTGAAACGATAGGCTCAGCACTTGGCTCATTTAATTCAGCTTGTACTTCTTCCGGCACTTCGTTAAGCTCTACCTTTTCGTGTTTAGCAAGTTCTTCTGTCATAAGATTACCTATGTCTTCAGCACTCATTTCTTCTTTAGGCTCTAACATAGCTTTGATTTCTTCAATCATTTCTTTTACTTCTGCTAGTTCCTCTTTGGTAGCGTAACCCATCTCTTCTTTTTCTTCTTCAGCTTCAACTTCTATCTCAGCTTCAACTTCTTTTTCTTCTTCAGATTCTTCAGATTTTATTTCTGAAATAATTCCTTCTTCTTCTATAACTAGAATAGTTCCATCTTCAAGTGTGTAATCACCAACAGGTAATGCTACTTTCTCATCAGAATCCTCAGTAACGATAAAGACTTCTTTGCCACCTTCGAAGCTGTCAGCTTCTATGATAGTTCCGTTGTCTAGTTTCATTTGTTCCAACTTAACTTCTTCGTTAAGATTAAGAACGTCTTTGATTTTTTCAATCACATTGTTTGACTTCATATTAATATATAATTTAGTTTAATTTAATTTGCATTTTCAAGCACTAGTTTTTCCTATACCTTGATTCATTATGTCGCCTTTACAACATTTTATAGAATAAATATCTTTATCTTTACATAAACAGCCTTTACGACCGCCTTTTGGGCTTGTCTTACTTGGTGTGAAATATCTTAGTAGTTTATTCATTATTTAATTTTTACACAATTAGGAACTGTTTTACCGTCTAATACTTTAGTGCCCTTTTGTTCGTAACCGTCCCAACAAGGTGATTTTAAATTATGCGATTCACAAGGCATAAACCAAGTTTTACCTTCAAATTCGTGCTCGTGATATTTATCGCAACCAATATCTTTAGCAGCTTTTTTAGCCGCTTCTTTAGTTGAATATGCTAGTCTGTCGTCAATTATCGCAGTTTCATCATCAATGATATTTGAATCCATTTCTAATTGCTTTAATTTAGATTCAGCCCAAGTTTTTGCAGACTTACCTCCCCATAATAAATATGATATAGTTCCACAGGCTTCTGTATCTTTAGGATTATAATACACTTCAGCTCTTGACAAATATGAAAACATTCTTTTAATAGTTTCTTTTGTAACAGGTTTACCTTGTGCTAATTGTTTAGCCCTAACTTTACCCACTTGTGTAGCACACTTATTGTTTACTTTTTTATTTAACTCAATACCTCTTTTAGCGTTGTTACTTACTGACTGCGGGTAATCTGAATATGATTCAAGATCAATTTCTTCTTGTTTTACAATAGATTTAATTTCATTTAATAAATATTCAGCTTCTTCTTCTTCTATTAAATTTAAAAAATCATCTGCTTTAAAAAGTTCTGGGTTATTAAATTTTAATTCATCTTTAATGGTTTCTTTAGGTCTTTCCATACGATCTGCAAAATAACCTTCTATACTGAAGCCCTTAACTTTGTTTGTGCGAACAAATTCGTTCCAGATTTTATCGTTGTTTACTTTTACAGAACCAACCCAAGTACCTAAAGGTAAATCCATACCATACTTTACTGACTTGTCGTGAACTTTATCTTCTACTATCCAAGACTCCACTAAACTAAGTCCGTTTACTTCATACTGATGTTCTAATGT